CCGGGTCCGCGTTGCAGAGTGTATCCGTCGAGAATCGGCGGGTTTCACTCTATGGTTTAACAGGAACTCACAGAGCCCTGTTATCCCAGAGGCACTGGCCACCTTCACTGAAGGTGACCACAACCTTTCGACGAAGCAAGTGCCATCGGCATTGCTTCTTCGATGTGCTGGTTCGCAGTCTGTGGCTGCGAACAAGCGCACTCTCCTCGGACAGGGATTCACCCTGTCCGAGGAGACGCGCGGTGAGAACGGTTATCATAGCCGTAATCTCATCGCGGAGCGGACAGTCGGCGCAAGCGACGATCTGTCCACTAGTCTATCTCTGATGCTCGCTGAAGCAGCAGAGATGGAAGACCTCACATCCCAGATGTTATCTGAGGGTGAGGCCGACGACCAAGCCGCCACCTCTGGTGACGAAATGGCCGACCCTGAAGAGGTGCTCGAGAGCACCCCTACAGGGGGAATACGGTTCCGGAAAACAAACCGGTATCGTATTAAGTACGAGGACCCATGGAAAATCCATGCGGCCAACGTGCTAACGAGGGATTGGGCCCAAAAGCCCAACACCATCGTGTGGTCCGGAGACGGAATTCGTCTCCAGGATCCACTGCCCAGTAGGGTTTTAGGACCACACTGGACAGGCAATAAGGGGAACAAAGTACGGTTCCCACTTATTGACGAGGATGCCGTGAAACTACACGTCATCTTCGTACACACCCATTGGGGAAGAGCCCTCAATGAGATGTGTTCGGGCTCATTCGGCGACGAATGTCGCGGATGGGCACGTACTCTTAAGTACCGATTAAATCGGTTCCTTAAGGGTGGCCATGATCCCCTCATGAATTCTGAGGAGATCAAGGCAGTTTTCTCCGACCCTTCAAAGAGGGCCGAGAGGAAACACCGTGCTGAGAGGCTCATTGAGCTTCTCAAGACGGTCGACGGGATATTTGTCCAGAGGTATCTGGCATATCCCGAGGAAGTGTGGACATGGCGTAGATACGACATGTTCACACTCGGAAACTTATCGTCTTTATTAGGCGATGAGTTCCTGGACCGAGGACTCACTGATGTGGGTCTTACGGTTCCTTCCGCCTACGCTGAGCTCAAGCGTGTGCGGAAGTGGTTCAAGATGCATTCGCATGCGAATACACTTGGACCCGCACTGGGCCGGATGTCCGATGAACATCCGGCTTGGTGCCTCCAGTTCGCGAACGTATACCGTTCGGCGAATCTGGAAACAGGATTCCGTAAGGCATACCTTATCGGAATCCTGTCACAGACCCGGGGGGCGGGTACCCCGCCCCCTATCGAGGTCTTACGGTCAAAGATGAAGTTCCTCCGAACCATCTCTGCCGTTCCCCTCCCGGAACCGCGATCCGCGGTTCTGCTAAGGAGGGCTGCCTTAGGGGAAGTGCTGGACAGCATACCCACTGAGGCCTTCACAGGATTACTGACAAAAGCCAGAATCACTGTGAGCACTTCCTCCTGTTGGGAAAAGTCCCGACGGGAAGGAGGTACGACCGAGGAGATCAGGAGACTCCTATCTTCTCGGCCGCCCGGTATCGATGTCCCAGTTCGGGACCTCGATACCGGTCAGATTACGAAATATGTCGGTCCTGACTGTTTCGAATCTGTGGGGGAGCGTATATTCTGGGAATCCCTAGATTACGTCCTCCGTTCACCGAAAGAAGAGCTCAAGCAAGCCTTCTTAACGGTGGTCAAGGAGCCTGGTAAGGCGCGTAGCGTCACCAAGGCCCGTGCTTGTCTCAAGGTCGTACTTGACCTTGTGAACAAGATCTGCTCGGAACCCCTCAAGAAGGGGGTCCAGAGCAGTACATCCGGGATGGCAGCCGCCAATCACGGATGGAACTTTTTCCTTCGACTCATGTCAGCCGAAGAAAAGAGCGAGCTCTTCGCACTCGAAAACCGAGACGAAAGAGCTTACGAAGGCTATGTCGAGAGGACAGACACCTTCGAGGACCTCTATGTATCTTCTACAGATTACAGTGAGGCCACGGACTCTTTGCGGCTGGATGTCGCAAAGGAGTTCGGTGACGCGTGGATGCGCAAATGCGGCATCCCTCGCGCCCTTCGGGGGATAGTCGTCATGACGTGCTATCAACCGAGAAAGGTCTTCTTCATGGGACAAGATGCCCTTGAGAAGATCGGAACCACAGAACCCTCGTTCGGCGAGGGAATAAGGTCTGTGGTCTTGGAGCAGGGGGTCCTCATGGGGGATCCTCTGACCAAGGTCGTGCTACACCTAGTTAACGTTGTAGCACGACAGGTAGGTGCCAGAGTGCATGACTCTGACTTCTACCGGCATTTCCGCAACGGGTTCGCTGCGAAACTTGCCTTTGATGCCGGCGTCCGCGATGCGAAGGCCGGTATCAACGCAACCCCACCGGGATCATGATCACGGTGGTGTTGTACTGTATGACCGTAGTAGTTACTACGACCATACAGCGCGGTTACCCTTCACGAATCGTGAAGGATAGCCTGCAACGCATGCTCCCCAATGGGAGAGTCATT